ATGCCGCTCATCGGCTGATTCACGTACTCGCCGATGCCCGCCGTCGCGTACTCGGTCCCCAGGCCGCTCATCGGCTGGTTGACGTACTCGCCCACGCCCGCCGCAGCGTACATCGTGCCGAGGCCGTTCATCGGCTGATTCACGTACTCGCCGAAGCCGCTCATCGGCTGGTTGACGTACTCGCCCAATCCGGCGAGCGACTGCGCCCACGGCTGCGTCGGAGCAAGGCGCGCGAGGGCCATGCCCGCGAGCGACGCGCCCATGCCGGCCAGCGAGTAGCCGACGACCTGGCGGAACATCGCCGCGTTCTCGTCGGTGCCCTTGATCATCGGAAGCGCCGCCGCAGTGGCCGCGATGCCGACCGCGTTGGTCGCCATGCGGGTCTTCCACGCCGCATCCGCCGCCACGCCGCGATCAAGCAGGTTGCGGACGCCCTCGGACGAGGCCGCCGCGCCAGCGAGCACGCGAGCGATGATGACGCCCGAAAGCACGCCCACGCCCGGGACGAGGATCCCGCTCACCACCGGCGTGCCGGCGATGGCAAGAGCGTTCCGGCGAAGCCGACGGTGGCCCTTGCGGCTGCTGCGACGATTCATGACGACGTACTTCGGGTTCTTCTTCACGGCCTTCTTGCTCGTACGCTTGGAGGTCTTCTTGCGCTTCGGCGCCATCAGGCGCGAGGCGAGCCAGCCGCGGCGCTCGCCAGCGGGCATGCTGTGCAGGGCCTGGGCCGCGCCGCCGAACTTGAACCGCCGGATCGCCGCGTGCGGCAGGACCTGCGGAGACATCAGGACCGGGTAGCCGCCCTTGCCGTGCTTGTACTCGATGACCTGGTGAAGCTTGCCGGACGCTCGCAGCTTGCCGCTCTTGGGAGCGCGGCTCACGCGCTGCGCCAGCACGTTCCGGCGGAGGCGACGGCTGCTCTTGCGGCTGTGCCGACGGCTGCTCTTGCGGCTGTGCCGACGGCTGCTCTTGCGGCTGTGCTTCCGCGACGTGCGGCGGCGGTTCATCACCACGTACTTCGGGTTCTTCTTCACGGCCTTCTTGCTCGTCTTCTTCGCCGAGGTCTTCTTGGCGGCGGGGGCCTGCTTGAACCTTCCGCTCATCACCAGGGGGAAGCGGGGGCCGTGCCCGAACAGGCGCGTCACGCGCGACATCGCCGGGATCTTGCCGCTGCGGAGCAGCTTCACGATCGAGGCTTCCTGACCGCGGCGGCGGCGGCCGAAAAAGCCGACCTTGCGGCTGGACTTCTTGCTGGACTTCTTGCTGGACTTCTTTGCCATGGACTTACTCTTGCTGGAGGTCTTCTTCGCCTTGGCCTTCGCCTTCGGCTTCGCCTTGCTCGTCTTGGCCTTGGCCTTCACCGTCGGCTTCGGCTTGCTCGTCTTCGCCTTGGCCTTCGCCTTCGGCTTGCTCGTCTTCGCCTTGGCCTTGGCCTTGGCCTTCGGCTTGCTGGTCTTGGGCTTGGCGGTGCGAGGGGCGCGAACGCGCTCCTTGATCTCCACTTCCACTTCCTCGACCTCAAGAGGTGCCGCCGACCGACGGCTCGACTTGACGGCCGCCCGAGCCGCAGCCATGCGCTGCTTGCTGGTCTTGGCGCGGGGGCCGGAGGGCGAGCGATCGGCGGCCTCTAGCGCGGCCTGGCGAGCCCTTTCAGCCGGGCCCTCGTTTCCGTAGGCCATCGCACCAAAGCGAGTCGTCGCCTTGGACGGGTGAACGTAAGTGCCGCGACTCTCGGACGCCTTGCGTCGACCGGGGGAAGCGGCGGAAGCGCCCGCCGATCGCGCGTTCTGTTGCATGGCGCGACGCAGCGCCTCGATGTTGTACGCCATACCGTCATCTCCTCCGTTGCCCACAAGACGCTCAGGGTGAATCGGCTTGCCGAGCACCGTGCCCCGCTCGTCGACCGAATAGAGCCGAGCCCCCTTGAACTTGTCTGCGTTCTTCTGCCGCCACTTCGCGGCCGAGCCGACGCCTTGGTACGCGGGCGACACGTGCCGGTGCCCCATGCCGCGCCCCTCGATCCATTGGAACGGGTTCTGGCGCGGCTTGCCGGGGTTGATGACGGTCATGTGCGTCACGCCGCCGACATTGGGCTCCATGTTGTTGGACCGCTCGTACTTGCGAGCGGACGACTTGGAGCTTTTGTTGTAGACTAGGGCCATTTTGGACGCACTTCGCCTGCTCGACCCTGTTCGCAGGCGAGGCGTGTGCCCCGGGTCTTCGAGCACAGGTTTTACCCTGCTCGCCTGCTTGGTGTCAAGCTTGATTCTGAACTTTTTCATCCAGCGCGCTTCGTCTTGCCGGCGGAGATGGCGGCGGCCTGGTTTTCGATGGTGGCGCACGCTTGGTTCAGCTCGCTGAACCGCTCCATCATGGCGACGCGTGCGGCTTCGAGGGCCGCCTCAAGAAGAGCTGTGGTTTCATCCACGTGCATCGGAACCGGGGCACCGGGGCGGTACGAAGACCGGATCTGATTCAACAAAGCATCTCGTCTTGAAAGATTGGAGCGCATGGTGTTTACCCCCTTGGACTGTCACTTGTCTTCGAGTCGGGCTACGGCCGTGGCCAAGTCTGCAACGGCGCGGCTGAGCCTGTTCTGAGCGGACAGGGACTCCTCTTGCATCTGCATCAGAGTCACGATCGTCTTCTGGGTATCCTCGACGCGAGCATCGTTGGCCCTGACGAGGTCTCTGCGAAGGCTGGCGATCTCAAAGTTCATTTCGGCGCGGAGCTTGTCCTCGCGCTTGTATTGGTTGTTGATTGTCCACCAGTAGAGCAAGGCCAGGGCAACAAGGGATGCCCCGACTGGCCCGTCACTCATGAGGATGCCCAACGCCTGATCGATGATCATCCGTCGATTCCATCCTTGATGACGCGCAGCTTGCCGCCGGCCATCACGCAGAGGAACCCAACGGACCCATCAGGCTGAGCCTCGGGGGAGTAGACGGCGATCATGTCGCCCTTGGGGGAGCAGAACAGGTAGGTGTTACGCGGGTTGCACTCGTAGACCTCGCCGTCGTCGTACCGGCGCACGAAGAAGCCCAGGCACTTGCCGAGCATCGTCATCGCCTTGGGGTAGGACACGGGCGGGCCGCTCCGGTGAACCACAAGGTCGGGAGCCAAAACCCCGCCGACCTCGTTCTTGGCTAGCTGACGCACCTCGGCAGTTGCGGAGCGCGCAGGCTCGTACATCCGAACGCCGTGGCCAGGCTTGTACTCCTGGTTTTCGATCGGGTCGTGGACGTGCTTGTAGTCGACGTCCTCGCCGTCCTTGTACCACTTGTCCGTGCGGTACATGACCGACACGCAGTCGCCCACGCAGATCAGCTCCTTAGGAAGGTCGTGCCGGATCTTGATGAGGCGAAGGGGGTCTTTGGAGTGGAAAGTGTGGTACTTGTCCATCGCCTTCATCAGGTCTGCCGCCGCGTCCGCCGGCATCTGATCAGGATCGACAGAGGCGCCAAAATCCGTGTTCATGGCGCCGTCGAAGTCCTCGACCTCGTCTCCCTCGGAGACGCGGCCGTTCGGGCGCATGGATAGGGTTCCGTCGTCGAGCGGATCGAAAAAGTCAGCGCGTCGCATTTCGGTCTCCAAACAGCTTGCTGATCAGCCAGCCCGCCGCGAAACCAACTGCCGCGGGTACTGCCCAGCCACGACCAGTCCCCGACGAATCGTCCACGCCTCCCATGCCAGGAACCCCCGGCATGCGGCGGACTTCGCCCTGACAAAGATGCTGATGCCCGACGAACTTCGCATCCCGAGGCATCTCTCGGGTGGCCACGTCAGGGTCTAGTCCGATTGGGCTTGTCTGCTTGGGCTTGGGAGCAACCGGGTCGTCGCCCACGCTCACCGTGCCTGGCGTCGCAAAGACAGCCCAGGCGTTCTTGTCCCAATCCCATGCGCTGTACAAGGCCATGACCGACTCACCTTAGCACGGGCGTATCAAACTTGGCCACCGCGCTCGATGTGGCGCGCGATCTTGGCCCCAGCCTTGTTGAGCAGCGCCCGAACCCCGAAATGCAGCGGCTCAGGCAGTTCGCCCAAGCTGAACCAGCCGTAGTCGTCGTTCTCCGCGTCGAGCTTGCACCTGAACTCGCTGTCCGAAAACGCCAGGTAGTTGTCGAAGGCGAAGTCAGGCTCGCGGAACGTGTAGACGGGCTCATCCATCACCGAGAGCGGCCCCATGAAGCTCGTCTCTTCGCGCGCCTCTCGAATCGCACAATCAAGCGTGCTGCCGTCTTGCTCCTCGCACCGTCCGCCGGGCAGGTCCCACGTATGCGGCTCGTTGACGTGCTTGCTCCGCAAAGTCAGCAAGACGCGCCCCGTGTCCCTCGCCACGATGAGCGCACCAGCGGCAACTCGGCCCCACCGAGTGTTCGCCCGAAGCTGCTTGCCGCCGACAGCCTTGTCGATGTTGACGCCAGGGGTGCGGCGTCCCCAGTTGAGCAAAGCGACAACCCGCTTGTGCGTCGCGTGGTACTTGCCCGTGCCGTATTCGGCGCCCTGCTTCTTCATCTGCGCCTCGTGGCGCTTGACGAAGTTCACCGCCCGCATCGCCTTGTCCCACATCTTGGGCGTCCAGCGAGACGGCGGCGTGTCCTTCATCTGCGCGAGCAGGGGCAGCTCGGCGCGGATGTGAGGGAAGGAGGCGTCCTTGCTGCGCGGGTCTTTGGCCCAGGCACGGATCTGAGCGCCGCTCATGTTGATGAGGTGGCTGAACTCGCGAGCAAGGGCCGGATCGTGTACCGCGGCGCGGCTGGTCTTGCGGTTCTGCTTGAGCTGCGGAGTGGCAGCCTTCTCAACAATCCTCTGAAGCTCGACCATCGCCTTCGGGTCGCGCCTGGCCTTCTTGATCAGGTTGTAAATGCCGATGGCAGGAAGGCCGACGCCGACGCTTTGGGCCAAGATTTGCGCGGCGCGCATGTACTTGTCGTCCGACAAGCTGGCCTTGCCGACTCGGGACGCGCCTGAGATGCCAGGCACGTTTTCGACCGACGCGAAGACCGTGTCGCCAAGCTCGACGACATTGTCAACCAGCTTGTCGATGGCTCCCTTGAGCTTCGAGGAGACGGTTGGTTTGCTCGTCTTGGCCGGCTGAACGATCGCGCCGACGTTCCGCTTGAGGGGGCGGCTGGTGCGGCGATGGACCATCATCGGAGCCTCGACGTGCGCCTTGGGTGGGCGCTGCGCTTCATGCGGCTAGTCTTGGCCTTGGCGCGCTCTACGGCGACCATGGCGTGCGGCTTGAGCTTGGCCGCGTACTCTTCGACGCGGTACTCGGTCTTGCCGCTGCCGTTGACGATTCGGATGACCACCGGGTACTTGTCGTGGTTGTCCACGAGCCAATGGTACTCACCGGATGCCTTGCTGCCGATGCGCATGCTCGTCAGGGCGCCGCCAACGGTGGTGCTCTTCTTGAAGGGGACGATCTGCTCGCCCTTCTTGGCGCCCCACCCGTACTTGTAAAGCCCAGCGGGCAGCTTCTTTAGCTTCGACACCACGCCCGGGGGCAAGAAGGTGAGCTGCTCGGCCTTGTGGGCGTCGCGCACTGCCGCCACGGCGTTATAGATGCCAAGCTCGGTCTTGGCCTTGAGCGGGGCGGCCTTGCGGCTGGTCTTCTTGGCGGCGTTCGGAAACATGGGGTTCGTCTCCAGCCCGTGGCGCTTCAGCGTGGACTTGAAGTTCTTGTTAGAACGCCAATCGCTCGGCGTGCTGCCCGTGTAGATGCTGGGCTTAGACCGGTCGGGCGATCGGAAGATCAGATGGTTCCCGCGCGAGTAGGTGACGGTCCACCCGCTCTCGATGGCCTTGTCGACGATCTGCTGGAGATCTTTGTCGCTGACCTTCACACGTGGCGGCGCGTTAGGCGTCACGGGGCGACCATGACGCCGAAGCCACGCGGAGTAGTCAACGTATCCAGGCACGGCTCAGTTCGCGGCCTTGCGGCTGGTGCGGCGCTTGGCAGCCACGGTCTTGGCGCGGCTCGCCTTGGCTTTGGACCGAGCGGACTTGCTCTTCTCGTAGGAGAGGCCCTTGCCGTAGATGGCATAGACCTCGGGGTAGCGCGCCCGGATCGCGTTGCGGACCTTGTTGAAGTCCGCAGCCGAGCCGATGCGGCCGATGCGCAGCATCTGAATGGCGGCGTACGCGCGACGCGGGTTGTCGAGCGGCCAGGCGCGGCGATCGGGGAAGACGAACGCCTTGAGCGGAATGCGCTTGCGCTCCGCTTCGCTCAGGTAGTTGGGCGTGAGGCCGCCGTCGCTACGACGGCTGCGGGATAAACGGCTCGACTTGCGACGACGGCGGCGGTTGGCCGCAACCGACTTGGGCTTGCGGGCAACCATGGCAAGCACGCCGATGATCACAAGCCCCCCGCCGATCACAGCGGTAGGGACCACCCAGTCGGGCATGCCGGACTGCTCGGCGGCGGGCTGCATCGGAACCAGCGGCGTGGTGGCAGGGGCAGCGGGCTGCTGCCCGGTGAATAGCCCCACGATCCCGGGAAGAGCAGTCCCGATGGTGCTGGCGACCTGAGCGACGTCGCGGCCGGTGTTGTCGACGCCGGGCTTGGACTGACCAAGACCCCGAAGCCCGAGGTGATGAGGATGGTATGCCATGGTGGTCTCTCTTTCAAACGACAGGGTCAGCGGCGGCGGCGATTCTTGGCCACCTTGGAGCGACGGGACCAGAGCCAGGCTCCGCCGCCGATCAGCAGAACTGCTCCTCCGCCGATTCCGGCGTACATGGCGATCTTGGTCGCCTTCCCTCCAGAAGACTCGGGAGAGCCGCCGCCCTCAGGGTCCCGAGGCGCATTGACTGCGGCTTGAAGCGCCGCCGACGGAGATGCGCCACCGGCCTCCGGGTACACGTACAGGTCGGAGAAGGTCCCGTTGATGCGGTACCGAGGCATGATGATCCGGGGCCGACCCGGGAACTCGTCGCCTGCGGTCGCGAACACGCGAACCATGTCGTTGGCGTAGTCGACGGCGTTGCGCCCTGCGTTCGGCTCCCATTCAACGTAGAGCCTGCCGCGGATGGAGTCCGATCCCCACCGAGCAGCGCGCACGCGGGCGCCGTCACGAGTAAGCGTCGCACGCACGGCGTCCGGCAGTCGCGGGGCATCGGTCGGGCCGACGCCCTGCACTGTGAGCGCCGCCGAAAGCCACGGCTGGAGCGCGCCTGGCTGAACGACGGTGCGACGGACCTCGGGGGTGTTGCGATCTGCAACCTGTCCAAGTCCAGACGCCGAGTAGATGTTGGGAACGTAGTGCATGGCTGACCTCAAATTCCAAGGGCACGACGAATCTGCCTGCCTTGCCTGCCCTGTCGGTACTTAAAATACGCGAATCCGCCCCCAAGCAGGATGGCAGCGCCTACGCCAAGCCCGATGTAAGGAGCCAGCTCCTTGGCGATCGCGCCGGCAGCCTCAGCGACTGCGCCACCACCTGTCATGCGACGGACAAAATCGGCGCGTTCACTTGGGCTGCATCCAGAGCATGCGCGGTCGGCATAGCCTTGTGCTCTCTCAAGACGTTCCAAGTCGCCCCAAATGCTAACCCCATACGCGGCGACGACGGCGATAGCAGCCGCCCCCACGATGATAGCGATGGTGATTGGTTCA